GTTCTGATGTTTCGTACGATAAATATATTATAAAACGATACGGGCAAAATGTATTAAAAATAACAAACGATAATTTCAAAGAGTTTCTATTAAAATTCTTTGTACCTAAATTTAAAACCTATGTCGATAACCAACTTACAAAATAAAGTTTTTGAAATAGAGAACCCGATAGAGATTGATTTTGCAGTAAACGAAATCAGAAAACTTTTATCTACTTTGCAATGGGTTTCCCACCCGTACCATATTGCACAGCGTTTTTTTAAGAAAACAGAAAAGGGCGGGTTTTACTATCCTGAAACTTTTATTAAAAAGGCAGGCGGGAAATACGAATATCACCCGCTGACTCCTGATAACGATTACAAAGGAATGTTTTTCTTTGTTGTAGGCAAAGGCGTAAACGATTACAGGTCGAACGAATTTAATTTCTTAACTTATCCTGTATCAATTATTTTCTCTGCAAATCTTAAATTAATAGAAGATGCACGCCTTGAAAAATATTTGTTTACGCAGGAGTTAATTAGATCGGCTCGCAGGCTACTAACTGACGGAATGATGAATTTTGATTTCGATTATAAAATATTATCTGAAACCCGTGATTTGCGTGAGGTTTATAAAGAGTTTGTTTTAGACGATATCGAACAATACAACCGAGCACCGTTGCAATGTTTTAGAATAGATTTATCGGTGCGGGTTCAGGAGGATTGTTATTTGCCTGCACCAGTGCCAAAACCAAGACAAAAGGAAGAAGAAGTTAAATCAGCAAATACACAAAAAAGATGATACAAATTATTTTAGTAGTTTACGGGCTTGTTTTGTTTGTAAACGCATTATTCGATAAATGGGGAATTTGGGACAAAATAGCCATGCTTGGTGCAGTATGTAAGCACCGCAAAATTTACGAATTGACACAATGCAGATTCTGTTTATTATTTCATACGGGCTGGATAATAACATTAATATACTGCCTTTTTAACAGTTTTGAAGCGGGGTTTTTGATAACCCCTTTTGTAGTCTCTGGGTTAATAACAACAAAAAAATAAATTTATGGTTTACAAGTTTAAAAATCACGAAATAGAAATTTACGATAGTATTCAGAATTTACCTGTACTGCGTTTTCAAAAGTTCAATAAATATCAAATGATAGCATCGGAAATCGGTAACGACTTTGCGGACTATGATAAACGCACAGAAAAGGCGTTGGCTTTTTTGCATAAAAATATGGTGCAGGAAGCAATACAGGAACTAAACAACCGCAGGCAAACCGTTTTTAATGCGTACAATGAATTTACTCCGATAGGAAAATCCTTTGCTGTGCTAATTAAAAGAATTGATAAACAGGTTTACGAAATGTACGCACCTGATGACCTTGATGCTATTTTAAAGCACTTAAACGATATCGGATTTAATTTTAAAACCTCAATGATTAAACTGCGGGAAGTAAAAAAAAAAATCGAAACGGAATTGGTTGTTTATTATCCAAACTTTTTTCCAAAAAACACAGAGCAAAATAAATCGTATTTAAGAGTTTCGAGAGTAAACGCTATGCTGGATATGATTATAAACAACGATGATAGTTACTCCGAAAGGGTTTTTGAAATAGAAAAAGAAATACTCGAAGATGATAAACCAAATATTTGGAACGTTTGGCAGGATAACAATATGGAGCGGGTTTTAGAAGTAGATTTTCAAAAGTTCGGAATATCAGTAATGGAGTTATCAGGGCAAAACCTGACGGAGATAACTACATTTACATTTTATGCAACCGTAGAACATTTAAAAGAAAAATTTAAAAAAAATAAATAATGGAAAACATACTTTTTAAGTACAGCGATTTCTTCCAAGATGATGGCGGGATGCAAAAGGTTAAAACCGACTTTTTTCAGTTAAGCGAGGATTTAAAAGGCGAAGCCCGTAAACTAAAAAAAGAATTATTAGATTCTTTTACTATTGATAATATAGAGGGGTTGGCAAAGATAGAAGCAAAGGTAGAGGATTTGGCAAAGTCAAAAGAAACTTTAAGAACAGCAGAAAAGCAGTTGTTAGAAGTAGAAAAAGAAATTATAAAAGCCAATGAGTTAGAAAGTTCATCTATTGACAAAAAAAACCAAAAAACCAAAGAATCCTATACTGCAATAGAGAAACTGGTTATCGAAATGGAACAGCACCGTTACGCATTAAAAACCGTTAATCAACTTGAAAAAGAAGGGAAAATATCGGTAGAGGAGGCGACTATAGCCCGTAACCGTGCAAAAGATATGATGAAAAACCTATCGGCTGAAATAACTTTGCAAACAAAACTCGAAAAGGCAAAGCAGGTCATCGATAACGAATCATTAAATACGCTTACAGAAGTAAGAGAAAGAATGTCGGCACTTCGTTTGGTTGTTCAAAACACTAATATAACAACGGAGGAAGGGAAAAAAACAGTAGCAAAGTATAACGAGGAAATTAATAGTTTAACAGATGTACTTGGGGAAAATTCAGATAAGTTTATCCAAAATAAAATCAATGTTGGTAACTACGAGGAAAGCATTAAAAACGCTTTAAAATCTACAACTTTGTTTGGGGTTAATTTAGGAGATGTTGGGGAAAAGTTAAACAAATCAAAAGAGGTTTTTAGCAATATAAAAACAGATTTATCAGGGTTTATAACGCAGTTACGAAACTCTGCAAGTGCTACAAACGGATTAAGTGTAGCACAGCGAGCCTCTGCGGTTGCATCAACTTTGTTTTCAGGTGCTTTAAAAGTTTTAAAACTTGCACTGATATCAACAGGTATAGGGGCGATATTAGTTTTACTTGGTTCGTTAGTATCTTACTTTTCAAGTTCACAGGACGGGGCGGATAAATTAACGCAGGTTATGGAACCGCTGAAAGCAATTTTTCAAGCGTTGCAGGGCGTTTTATCAAACGTTGGGAGGTATTTAGTATCTATGTTTGAAAACCCTAAAAAAGCACTGAAAGAGTTCGGGGAGTTTATTAAGCAAAATTTAATAAATAGGTTTACAGCAGTAGCGGATATCATACAGGGGATTTTTACACTTGATTTCAAAAAAGTAGGGAACGGGGTTTTGCAGGCTACAACGGGCGTGGAGAACTTAACAGGTAAAATCCAAGCATCTGCAAAAGCAACAAAAGAGTTTATGGAAGAAGCAATTAGAAAAGGAAAAGAAATTGCAGATTTGAATATTTTAATAGGTAGACAGCAGGTTAATTTTCAAAGAAGCACCCGTGAAATAACAAACGCCATAGAAGACCAATTATTAATATCAAAAGATATATCAAAGGGATTTCCTGCACGAAAAAAAGCAGTAGATGAAATAATAAGACTTACAGAGAAACTTGGAAAAGAAGAAGCAAATATCGTAAAACTTAAAATTAAGGCGTTGGATTTAGCAATAGCAAACAAAGGCGTTGCAAACAAAACGCTCGAAGATGAAAAAGCCCGTGAAGACTTGCTCGACCAATTAGACGATGCGGAAGATAGAGGATACGATGCAAGAATCGAAAATCTAAAAGTTATTGCAGGGTTTAAAAAAGAGGAACATCAAAAAGAATTAGACAGGATAAAAGCGTTGCAGGAATTAAGAATTCGTGAAGCCAATATAGAATTGCAGTTATTTTTAGCAAAGCAGGGATATGGAAATAAATCTTTTGAGGAACAAATAGCATTAGAGGAGCAAATAAAAATAAGAAAATTAAAAATACTAAAAGAGGAAAACGATGCGGGCAAATTTTTAAAAAAGGAATACGAAGCCAAAAAATTAGAAGTAGAAAACGAGTTTGGAGCGAAAAGCACAGCATTAGTAACTAAAATAATCGAGTACGAAACTAATTTAAGAGTAAAAGCATCTGAAACGTTGTTATCAAACACAAAGGCAGTAAATGACAATTTATTGAAAGCCGAGATAGAGCGTATAAATGCTATTAAAAAAGCAAGAGAAGAATCAGCAAAATTTTTGCAATTAATAGGTTCTATGTCTGAAAGAGAATTACAAGACAGAATATTGGAAATAGATAAAGAAACAAAGGCTTTAATTACAAAGGCAAACGTGGATTTCCAAAAAAATAATCTTGAATTAAGAAAATCACAGTTAGATGAACAAAACAAAGTCGAGATAGATGCAGTAAATAGCAAAATAAACGAGTTATCTAAAACAGATGTATCACGTTTAAGCAAAAGGCAAAGGGATAAAACTTTACAAAAATTAGAGGAGTTTGAATTAGAGAAATTAAAAATTGATAATAAGTACAAAATTTTAAGGGGCGAGCAAAGAATAGAGGATATAAACAAAGAAATATCAGAAGTAGAAAAAGGCTCGATTCGTGAAATTGAATTAACTGCTGAAAAAAATAAAATTTTAGCGGACAACGATAAAATAAAACAAGACCAAAGAATCACAGATTTAAAAAACGCAAACAAAACAGCAGAAGAAATTTATAAGGAATTTACTGATACGGTAAAAGGAATTATAAATGATGTTTTTAAAGCACTCGAGGATTCTAATAAAAAGCAAATACAATCGCAGGAAAAATTGGTTGCAAAGCAAAATGAATTGGTAGATAAGCAAAGCCAAAGAGCTCAAGAGGGTTTATCAAATACATTAGCATTTGAGCAAAGGCAGTTGGCAGAACGTGAAGCAGAATTAATAAAAAGCCAAAAAAAGCAGGAGCGTATCGAAAAAATAAAAGCACTTTATACAAGTTATACAGCGTACGCAGACAAAGAAAAAGACCCTGCCTCTGCAATACTAAAAACGCTTCGGGATTTTGCTATACTTGAAAGTATTACAGCATCTTTTGGAGATGGGGGAGTTGTAGAGGATAAACTGCCTACAAACGGAATATTTAGAGGGCAAAGCCATAACGGTAACAAAGGTGGGATTCCTATTTTAGTTGAGGGTCGTGAAGGAATATTTTCAGCACGGGAAATGGAAAATTTAGGAAAGGATAATTTTTACCGTATGAAAGAAATAGCAGGGCTTGGGCGAGTAGATAGTAATTTCTTTTCGGGACAACGCCAGCAATTTATTCAGGCGGTTGTACCTGCAAATAATGACGCACTTTTACTGCGTGAGTTAAACGAAGTGAAAAAAGCAATAGAAAGCAAGCCCGTACAAAATTGGGACGTTGTAAAAGTAGCGGACGGGGTGATTGAAATAGTTGAAACGTTACAGCAGAAAAATAAAACAATTCGTAATCATTACAAAACTAAAAAACCGAGATTATAATGGCTGATATAATTCACTTAATAGACGGACAGGACTTGGGCGAACCAAGAGGCTGGCAGGATTTAGAAATAACAGTAGATTGGTTGAACAAAAAAGAATCGGGGGCGATAAACGTCTCCGATTTATCGTTCGTGAACGTTGCTAATCAATACCTGCAACAAAGAGCGTTAAACGGGCTATCGGGCGGGGTTGGAATATTTGAAGGCGTACCGTATGAAATTCTGGTTGGGGATATTACTGCACCAACATACAGGTTTAAAGGATATCTCGATTTAACGGAGGAACTTACTACAATAGGGGGCGAGGAAATAACTTGTTCGCTAAAAAAAGAACTTGGAGACGATTGGCTGAACGATGTAGCGGACGGGTTTTCCTTTGCGTACCTGTACGACCAAAATATTATCACGAGTTCTGATTTTGTAAAAGTACCGTATGTTATAAATTACGTTCCCGATGGTATGCAGTTAATTGTATTATCAATGTCGATATTTATGATGACAAAAGAACTTATCGAAAACATTCAAAAAATAGCAGAAGCAATCGGAGATGTTACCGATGCGAGTACGCCTGTGCTTGGGGTTTCTGTTGGGCTTGGTGCGGGGGTTGTAACTGCTTGGGATTTGGGAAACTTTATAATGGTAGCCCTTAAATTAGTTGCTCGAATTGCTTACACAATAGCGATTATAATTGCAATGAAAAACCTCGTAGAAGAATTGTTCGAGCAGTTGTTACCTGCAAAAAGAAATCATCTTGGAATGAGTTTTAATAAAATGGTTGAACGTGCCTGCCAATATTTAGGGCTGGGCTACCAATCAAACCTTTTGCAAAACGAAATTAAAGATTGGGTTCATATCCCTAACAAAGACAGAAAAGGCGGTGAATCTGGCGAATATGGTTATCCAAGCAACGCAGGGGCGATTTATACATTTGGAGACCTAATCCGTATGCTGAAAGAAATGTTTAACGCTGATTACAGAATTGTAAACGGGGTTTTCTTATTTGAAAGAAAAGACGCTTTCGATACGCCTTCGCCTTATCAAATGCCTGCATACTTTTCAAACCAAGAACGTTTGTTGGAAAATGTTCAGTTTAACACAAACGAGATGATATCAAACTACAATATTTTTTGGCAGTACGATATTCAAGACCAAAATACACTTGACGACCAAACAGGCAGGGTTTTTCAAGCAATTACAACCCCGCAGGTAGTTGTAAATCAAAAATTCGTAAACATTAAAAACCTTGCACAAATATCAATCCCGTTTTCGATAGGAAAGGAAAAAACTGGACTTACTGCGGTTGAGGAAGTATTAAAAACACTCGGACAGTTAGTTGATAGTATTACAGGTATATTCGGGGGCGGAACTAATTTTGCATCAAGGATAGAAGACAGAATTGGCTCTTTGCTTTTATCATCGCATTTTCTCACAGTAGGAAAGGTGGTTGTAATGCAGGGGGGGAAATTAGCGGGCAATCAAAGGCAGTTACTCGATACTAAATTATTATGGGATAAGTACCATTTTATTAACTCTTTTGCAGAGTATCAAGGGGTTCATAATCAGTTTTACAGATATAAGGACGCACCCGTGCCAATGACTATTGAAGAATTTGCAATACTTTTGGATAATAATTTAGCAACCGACAGCAACGGGGCGGAGTATAGAATTGAAAAAGTAGTTTACAAACCGTACAAAGGAACTGCAAAAATTGATTATCGATTAAAAAAGAAGTACACAAATAATTTAAAAATTGAATTTGTATGATACCAGACTATTTAAAACAGATGCTCGAATCATCAGCAAAAGCATCAGCCGAGTTAAATAAAACGCTCGCATTTATGGATAAGTTTATGGATGAAACTTTGCAAAACGCACCCGAGCAAGACAAAGCCGAAGTAAACAGATTGAAGCAGTTGAGCCAAAAGGTTGTAAACTGTGCAAAAAAAGGAGATACAGCAGGCGTAACCGAATTAATAAACAATTTTAAAAATGGCAGTAAAAGTAATTAACAGGGAATACAGCGAACTATACAGAGATGAGAAAACAAATTGGCTCATCGGTAACGTAGGGGACTGGCAAAAATTAAAGCTCCAACTCGAAGTTGGAATTGATTTTTTTGGCTCAAATCAAAACCAAGTTGGGATTGATTACATACAGAATTCATTTACGCTTTTATCAGGTAAAAAATGGGGCGATTTTGGTTTCGATGTTGGACAAGTTGTAACGCTGAAATACATTTTAGAAAAAGACACGGACGGGAACGGGCAAATAGACCAAATATCGAGCATAGAAGAGGAATTCACGATAACAAACCTGTACGATGATGTAATGGAGGTGCAGGAAACTATCGATATCGAAAACCTTGAAACAATACCTGTAAATTTCGGAACTAAAAAAGTTTCATCAGTTATGTTTTATGTAGAAGAAGAAACGGAAGGAATGCGAATTGCTTATCAGCACATTAGCAACGATGATTATCAAACTACAAATTTAACCAGCGTAATAGATCAAACCACAACCGAATTAATTTGCAATAGCATAAAACAAAATGGGGCGGGCGTTTGGCAGAACCTTACTCCTATCGGTAAACAATCTGGGATGTCGATAAGAAGCGGGCGGATAAGAAAAATTAACGCACTTGGGGGCGATAATATATTTGCATCTTTTTCAAACACAAATCACGAAACGATAACACTTGAAACAAGACGAGCAAGCCCTTTTCAATCAAGTTTAGGGACGAACGAAAGTATGAAACCGATGCTTTTATCTGCTACAATGTCTCCGCCTGCAAATTATCAGGCAGTAACAAACGGAGGATATCACCCGCAGAACCCGTTTAACAGCCAATACCAAAACGGGGCTTCTAATCAAGTTTTTTTATACAATGCGAGTACAAGTTATAATCAAAGTTTTGCAATATCAACGCAGTTCAGAATTACAAATACAAACGATAATTCAAACAGCGATTATTTAAGGCTGGTTTTAATCCGTTACGCAGGAGGCACAGGTTTAAGTATTGCAAGCGTTACCGAATTAAAAAGATGGAACAACGCTTCTGCAATGCTCGGGCAAACATTATCGCACAGCGAAATAAAAAACCTTACTATTAACGCAGGGGATTCATACGGTTTATTTTTAGAATATCATCACACGAAAGACCCTGTTTACGGAAATGTAAGAAGGGTTTTGGTTAATGTAGAGGAAACCGAGATTTTATGTAGCAAAAAAAATCAGACCTTTTTAAACGATGTTTATAAAAAATATTACGAAGTAGAATTGGAATATTTAATGTCATCAATATTTGAAAATATAGATGATTTAGAAAATATGACTTTACCTGCTTATTTAGGAGGGGACGGTTCTTTGACTGATAATTTTGATATAAAATTTTATCCTAAATGGAACAACCCGAACACACTTATCCATAATGATTTATCGCACACAGAACGTCTTGGAAATACAGGTTGGTTTAATGAAAACTTCAACGAATTAGTAAATAATTTTAATATTGATTCGGTGCAGTATTTTGATGAAAACGGAAACCCAACAGATGCGTTGGATTACTTTGCACCTACAAAGGCAAAAGTTATCGTATCAGGCGTGCAGAATGTTGGTATAGATACCGAGTGCGGTTTTGGTTTTGCTTGGATTCCTAAATATGAAGAAGATTATAAAAACCTTGATACGCCTTTTTATAGAAACGTTTTTGTAAGTAATGGAAGTTATACAGACGGATATAAAGTTGGCACGTTTTACGCACCCACAAACACAGGGGCTGGAGTTGCGGGTGCTTCGATAAATACTAAAAATATAAAGTTTACAGATTTAGGGGCTGGAAAAATTGCTTTCGAATGTATTTTCACACCAAACCCAAACTTTGCCCTGTTATTTGATGATAAAGAGGAAGCAGATAGAAAATACGTTTTATGGGTTTCTGTTGCAGATAGAACCTTGATAAGAAACTTTTCAGACAGGGTTTCGTTATTAGCGGATTTAAATACAATGATTAAAACTGTGCCACCCGCAGGCGAGTATCCTTACATACAAAACGCATTTTTAGAACACCCTTATTCAGAAACAGCCGTTGGGGTTGAGGAATATAATGGATTTGTGCAGGATGATATTTTATGCAGGCTACCATTTCAAATAAACACAGGTACAACCGTATTTAAAAAAATGCGTTTTGGGATAGAAGTTTACAACCCAAGCACAGCAACGAGAAAGGTTTTAGAAAAAACCGATATCGATATGAGTGTTTTTGTAATTGACGGGAACGGGGTTCCACAATTTAATCACAATCAGACAAGGGGTTTCAAACTTGAAAACGGTAACAATAAAAACTGGGTTCGAGTAAACCGAGAACCTTTGCTCGATGATGCAGGCAGATATGGATATCTATCGTATTACGCTTTTAAAATCAGATATGAAGATTGGCTGGCGGTTACAGGGATGCCAGCTGATTTTTTCGATGCAAACGAATTAAACGATGGCTTTCACCGTGACTGGGTTCATTATCTTGAAACAGTAGGTTGGCAGGTTAATTTTTTCACGGAAATTGATGCAGTAGAAAACGGGGCTTTACTGCGTTACAAAAATACTTGGAAATTTAAGTTTGCAGATTACGACACGAATGATTTGGTAGATACAAAACATAGTTATTTCAGAGATAGCGATAATACTTTGTTAAATGTAGGTAACGACCCCGAAACAGGAAAACCTCTTGGGGTTGTTTTAAGCAACGAGCCAACACGTTTGGAAATCGAGTACGAAATAACAGACGGAGGAACTTGGGATATAAATAACGTTTATGCAACTGCAACGATAGAAATCGATAAGGGTGCAGGGATTTCGCAAATGCGACAATTATCAAGCGTATGGGGTTCTGAAAGCGACAACCCTCTTAAACCCGTAGCAGGCGAAACGAAATTAAAAATAGTTGTAGATGGCACAGGCAAATTTTTAACCACAAAATGTTTGATTGACCCTGATTTATTAGCAGATGCAATCCGTTACAGAATTACAGGGAGGGTTGGTTGTTTTGCAAACGGGGGAAATATAACTTTCGGAAAATACGAAGCACGCTACGAAGACAAATACGAATAAATATTAACTTTACAAAAAATATCAGAAAATGGACAATTTAGAAGTTTTAAAACAAAATTTGGATACTGCGATAGACCCAAACGCAGGTATCGGGGAAATATTAGCCCAAGAGCATAACGATATGGTTACAGAATTTATCTCTAAACAGGGAAAATATGTCGGCTCGCCTTTTAACGCAAAAGCAAATTATAATGGGATTGCAAACGCAGGGGATTTCTTTATAAATGGGGCGTTAAATGATACAAATGGTATATCAATAACAACCGCACAAAGAACAAACGATTTAAACGATTTTAGTATTGTTTTAAACACACTCGGAGATGGGGATATAATGCACTTGAAAGATTTTGTTGGGCGTTCGTTTTATTTCATCTTTAAAAGTTATGCAGAGGCACAGGATAATAACGGAAATACTGTGTACGAGTTGAAGGTTGTACCGTTTGCGGATAATATAAATTATACTTATCAAGCCAAAGAAGTTCGCCTTTGTGTAGTAGAGTTTCTGAAATCAGGTTCAGCAGGCGTTAAAAATTACTTTGAAAATCTTGAATTAGATTTGTTTTGGAATGGCAGGGGTTACAATAAAAACCAAAACCCTTCTGAATATTCTAAATTTGTTGATTTATACAAATTTGTAGCAACAGACGGAAATTCAACTTTTTGCAAAACAATTCCAACAAAAGTTTATTTTTTAGGTATCGAATTTAAGGGATATGAAAAGTTAAAAGGGTTTAGACCTGAATTAGTAATTGAAAGATATAAAAGAGCTCATCAAAACAAATCTCAAACACAAAACGGAGATGAATATCATAAATCTCCCTCAATGTACCGAAGCACTTTTTTTTATAATCAACAAATTTTAGCAAATATTTACGTCCCAAATCAAAATTTAGTTTACAGGGATAATATAGATAGAAACCAAATAATATCATTAACAGGTTCGAGGGAATATTACGATATTGATGCAGAAAACTATTTTAGCCAAGTAGACACACCAAAAGCACTTGGAAATCAAAACTTTAAAACATATCCTAAAAATACAACTGTAATAATAGAAGATGATATGAAAAGATATAGTAGGAAATCAATCCCAAAGCGACAAAAAGGATACGCTCATTGTAGGCTACGAATTAGAATAGATGTTACTGGTAAAGGCGATTTTTTATACAGCCCTGTTTTAGCTTATTTTAAAATAAAAAACCAACTAATTTGGGACGACCGAAGTCCAAACGAAGTTCAGAGTAGCGTTATAAATTACTCGTATGAATAAAATTTGTTTATATTTGCAGTATTAAAATTAAAAATATGAAACTTATATTTTTTTGTTTTAGGGTTAAAACCCCAAAGATTTGGCGTAATTAACTATCCTTCGGGAAAGGTTATATTAAAAATTCCTACGGGAATTTAATTAATAAAAATTCCTACGGGAATTGTGCCATAGGGTTAAAACCCAACGCAGAAACTCATCTAAAATTTAGATGAGTTTTTTTATGTAATTTTGTTTCGTAATAAAAACGAAATAAAATATGTGCAATACAAACACAAATCAGATTATAAACCTCGATTTCTCGCAAACAAATGACGAGTTAAATTGGTTTAACAACTCTGCAAATCCTATACAAACAGACAGCGGAAAATTAGTTTTACGCCCCGATTCTGTTATGAGTGTATTTAGCAGGGGACTTGGTACAATTAACGTAAATAATAATCGTTTACGGTTTAAATTAAATTTTGAAGTGTTTAGACCTTCTGCTGGGGGTTCGGCACAGGTTAAATATTTAGTACAGGTATTTAACGGGCTAAATTTAATCGGACAGTCTTATGTTTACATTGATAATATTAACGCAGGACAAAGCGTGAGATATTCGCTCGATAGAACATATCAGTACGAACAATTATCAGGGAACATTTCGATAAAAATAAAATCGGTTCTTGGTTACGAAAACGAAATCAGATTAGAGAAATTAGATGTAGAGGATTTTAATTTTTGCGAGGATAGTGTACGCAGTTATTTTGTTTTCAACGAGTTTTTCGAATCTTGTTTAACAGCACAGGCAGGTGGTTTGCGTTTATTGAAATGGAAAATTGATGGGGTTGAAACCTTAACTTCTGATTTTTTAGCACACAATCAAATTAATCTTGGAGGAAATCCTGTTGCACAGTTTAAATTTGGGACTGCTGATTTAGATGGTGCAAATCGGATATCTGCAACCGCAGGGCAAAACACTTTTAATCCTTTTGTTGATGATTTCGGACTTGTTTTTGATACAGTAAACTCCTTTCACGGGGGAAAACCAACAGGCACGGTAACAAGCCAAAATTTTGGTGCAGGCGTAATGCAACTCGGATTCGAAAAACCCGAAATACTTAACGGGTTACTGCAACCTAAAAAAGGGGCTTTTTTTATCGATATAGATTACTCACAGGATTTGTTTATCGAGGTTGATGTAGTTGTAAACCAAAATAATCCGCAGTTATTTACAAACCCTACTATTTACAGAAAATATTTTATCATTTGGGATTCTGTTAAGTGTCAAAAAAGTTTTTATTACCTTGACCAACTACAACAAAGCCCACAGGCAGTAGACCAATTAATTAACGGATTTTTATCAGGTTTAACGCCTGCATTAGCGATAGATACTTCGACACCGTGTTCTCAAAGTGTTAATTTTAACGGGGTTGCAGGTGCTTACTCTTTTGAAGTTAATTTCGGAACTGATATAGGAATGGCAGGTATAAACTACAACGCATCGCATATTCCTGATAAATTTGAAATAACTTGGAACGGGCAAACGGTATCGACAGGATATGTTGGTTGCAACGAATACAATCAAGATTTAATAAATGCTGGAGTGCCTGTAAATCAATTAAATACAACGCCACATCCAGGAAATGGGGCGGGACAATTACTGTTTTTTAAAGACCTACCATTTCCAACAACTGCAACAGTTACGGTTACAGGCGTAATCGGAAATACAGGTTGGAATTTTGCGGGGATTTGCCCGTATGTTTCAAACTTTACCGAAATATCTTGGAATGATACAAATACAACCGAAGACCGTAACGGAAACGCTACTACTGAAACAATTTACAACGGGGGCGTATTTTTCCCTGTAACAAACGAAGTTTGGCAAAAGAATATAAATGGTGCTGGTTGGGTTGATGACACGCAGGTTGTAAATGTAACAGGCACGTTTAATCTTGTTGCAGGAGTAAACGAATTTAGATTAAAAGCAATGGCAGGAGGTAACGCAGTATATTCAAATGTTTTGAAATACACTCGTTCAAATATAACAATACCTCAAGCAGGAGGGATAAGTTTTCCAATACACACACCAACAGAATTAAATATTTGTATTTCACGTTTAAGCGACGGGGGAAGCCCAATAATTGAATGCGGAGTGATATACAATCAAAACACCCCCCCAACGCTTTTAGATAACAAAATTATTTATGACAATAATTTGCAAACTGAATGCAAAATATTTACAAGACCAACAGCGGGGGTTTTATATTATTTTACTGCGTATTATACTAATTCGGTAGGGACATCTTATATTGCTTATCCAAATAAAATTTAAAAAATGAACGAACAAGAATTACTCGAAATAGTTTACATAGATACAGATGTTTTATCTTGTAACATAGCCACCCAGTGTGCTTATAAAGAGCGTACAATTAGTTACGCCATAGGGGTTGAAATTCCAACTCCTTCGATAGACCCAGATATTATTTTTAAAGAGTGTTGTTATACGCACACCGTACTCGCTGATTTAAATTCATCGCAGGATTTTAAAAACGATTACTCGGCTTTTTATCATCAAAGACAACTGGCTACAGAAACAGCCGATTTCTTTTTATACAGATATTCAAACGGTCAGGAATATCCGTTAAATAACGATACATACGGACAGTTTTTTGGTTTCGGATATTTTCCTACAAATGTAAATCTGAAAGGCTACAAAGTAGAATGGAGAAAGGTACTGCAAACACTTGGGGCTGGCAGTTACAAAATAATAAAAAGACAAAATATTGCAGGCGTTTTAATTGATATTAATTCTTTTACGTTTACACTAAAACAATTTAGCACAGCATTAGCAGATAAAACCGTGCGAATTGATATAGTAATGAACGGGCGTTTGGAGAAAGAAAAAGTAGAATTCAAAGACACAGCGTGGAAGCACTCGATGAGGGTTGCAGGCTTTTTCGGAAGACGTGAACCGCAGTTTGAAGAAGATAATTTGGTAGGGCGTGATTATCACAAAAACCAAATATCAATGACGCAAAAGAACGAATACAAATTTCAAACAAATTATATCCCGTCCTGCATAACTGCGGAAATATTTGATTTTATGCTATTTGCAAACGATATTTTTATGAATGATTATAATCTGAATAATCACTCTTACAACTTTGTTAAATTTGGGGTTAAATTTGCCACAAATGACGGTACTACCTACGGGGTTAAAACAAGGAACGCACGCCTTAATTTAGTTTTCGAAGATAAGTACTCAAACAGAATCAAACGTAATTTTATTTAATTTTTAAACCTTAACACTATGCCAAGAATTCCAAACGAGTACTTGGGCAAAAAATTTGCCCAACTCAAAGAAACAGTAAAAAACAAAAACAAACTTTTGACAACCGTAATGGCGTTAATTATCTTTGTAGTTTGCACGATAGAAATAATATCTTACAAACTGCCTGATATTGTAACCGCAAAAGAGTACAGGGAGTTTTATTTTCCTTTTTTGTGTACGCTTGAATTATTTATTTTATCGCTCTTTTTTGTTTTTAAAGCATTAAGATATACTGCCTGCCTTGATAGTAAGATAACGAGTATTTTATTTGCGATTTCGATATTTATATCGTTAATCGCATTAGTTTTTCAGTTTACGCCCCAAAACTATCTAATTTTAATTCAGCCGATAATTATAGTGGCTGTGCTTTTACTAATCTTAATTAATACGATAAAATGGTTTTCAAAGTAGCATTTGGATTTTTATACAAGATGATAACGTATAAAAAAGGAAGTTTGGCAGTTTTGTCAATAGCATTATCAGGCGGGACAACTTTTTACATAGATAAAATAATGGCGGGGGTTGATATTAAACATTTGATCGTCCCAATATTAATTTTTGCAGTAGGGTTTTTGTTTTATTTTATCTGTTTGATTGCAGACCTTCATACAGGATTGCAGGTAGCAAAACATCAAAGTTATTTAAAATACAGGGATAAAAATAAACCGTATGTACTATCTTATAAATTATACAGAACACTTTGGAAACTGCTTGGAATAATGCTTTTATCGTTATTGCTGACGGTTACTTCATTAATGGTTGAAATAATTGATTTGCAGTTTTTTTATAAGGTTGCAATAACTTTTCAAGGTGCGGTTTGGTTACTCGCCTGCGGGTTTGAGATACACAGCATAGGGGAGAACCATTTGAAAAGATATGGATATAAACCCCGCCTGTTTAAATTTATGGATAATATTACAAACGCATTCGAAAGAAGAATAATTGAAAAAGTAGATAAATCATTTGATATTTTAGAACAAGACCCTATCGATGAAGAACAGGTAAAAGATATCGAAGTAAATCAAGCGGAAGAAGTAAAAACAAAAATCGAATAAATATGAACTATGACTATTTAAAAAAGGAAACAGCCCCGCAGGTTTTAGTACAGGCGAGAGCGTTAATTGGGACAAAGGAAATTATCGGGGAAATACACAGCAAAGAAATTTTAAAATGGGCAAAAGAGCTCGGGCTTGAAAAAGTTTACACAGCAGACGAAATCGCTTGGTGCGGGTTGTTTGTAGCGTATGCCTGTTTTAAAGCAGGTTTGGAAATAAATATGACAAATAAAGAAGCTCTTTGGGCTTTAAATTGGAATAAATTCGGTACAAAACAAACTACTGCAATGCTGGGGGATATTTTGACATTTAGACGTAAAACAGGCGGACACGTTGGTATTTACGTTGGGGAGGATAAAGATTGTTATCACGTTCTTGGAGGTAACCAAGCAAATATGGTAAACATCACCCGAATAGAAAAAAGTAGATTATCACAAATAAGACGAACAGCTTGGAAAAAAACACAGCCTGCAACCGTCAGAGTTATAAAAGTAAGCCCAACTGGTTTCATTAGTACAAATGAAGCATAAAAACAAAAAACAATGAAAAAGTTAATTTTAGCCCTTATAATGTTATTTTTCTTATTTGGCTGTGCCAGCAAAAAGAAAACACAGGAAACAAAAGAAAAAGCAATAGAAAAAACAGAAGTAGCACAGGCGGAGAGTAAAAAAAGTGAAACGGAAACTAAAACCGCAGAAACTAAAAAAGAAAACGAAGTAAAAACCGAAACCGAAACCGTTATAAAGTACAGCCCTAAAAAAAACGAAGCGACAGGAAAGTACGAGCCTTTTAAAATGCAAAGCGGAACAGGTGCAGGCAAAAGCAGTATCGAAATTGACGGAAACGGAGATGTTTTAATTCGTAGCATACAAACGCAGTTGGCTAAAGATATGGAGGACACGAAGATTGAAATAGCAAAAATGAAAGATGATTACACTTTGCAAATTAAGGCACAGAACGAAAAGATTTTGGAGTACGAAACAAAAATAGTTGAAAAGGAAAGAAGTGTTTTTAAATTATGGCTCGCTATAATTGTTTTGGCTGTGCTACTTGCAATATCTATCTACTTTCATATCATACGAACGAAAGTGCCTTTTTTAAATAAATAAAAGCATTATATTTGCAAAAGGATTTCCACGAATCTTGATTTATAGTTTTTTCAGAACGCCATTTAACGATGGCGTTTTTTTTATTCCTAAAAATAAATTTTTATATTTTTTGTAAATAAAGAAAAAAATGTATATTTGCAAAGTAAAAAAACGATATACAATGGAAAAAACAAAATTTGAACTGTTAAACCCTCCAAGAGAAGATGGGTTTCCGAAAGTAAATGAAATTACGAGGTTTAAAGATAAAAGCCCGTACAAGATTGATATCAAAGACCCGCACTTTGATAAACCTTTATCAGAATTAACAAAAGAGTATTAATTTTTAAAAACGCAGTAAAATGGCAAAAGAAGGAAAAAAGCTGGTTATCGATGTAGATGTTGTAATTGAAAAATACAACAAAGACAACCCCGATGCGAGGCAGTTGAACCGAAAGGAATTAGCGGAAAAATTAGATGTAAATCCGCAGTTATTATCGGATTGGAAAAGGGGAAAGACCCCGAACATTATCCCCCGTCTGCAAACACTTATGGAATTGGGAGGGTGCGGTTTAAACGATTTTGTAAAAGAGTTGCAAGATGTTTAATAGAGCCGACATTAAAGACAAAAAACCCCGTTTTACAAAAGGGGAAATCGCAATTTTAGTATTAATAATTATTTCAGTAATCTACTTCGGAACAGGAGTATTAAAAGCAATTTTATAATGGAAACAGTAAACAACAGAAATTCAGTACAGGCGTTTGATTTATCAACAAACAAACTGCCAAATTTACACTCTGCAAAGGTTTTGCAAATGGATTTAACAAGCGAATATTGGACACCCGAAAAAGAGGGGGAGTATAAAGTTTGTTTCTTTCAGGAAATCAAAACATCAACGTACACGGACGAGCAAACAGGCGAAACAATAGATTTGCCCTGCGTTATCTTGTTAGAACAAAGCAGAACAGGGGAGTTGAAAACTATCAGAAACGGAAGTAAACGCCTTGTCGCATCTTTGGAAAGTGCAATGAAAACGGAAAAAATCGTACAAGGGACACCGCTTAAAATTCAGTATTTAGGCAAACAAAAAAACTCAACAAATTCTTTTAAATCGGATGTATGGAGTGTTAAACCATTAATCATACAAAACGAGGAATCGAAAGAGCAGGAAATAGCAGATTTATTTTCAGAAAAAAAGGATTTTATACCTGCTGATGAATTGCCTCACATCGAAAGAATCATCAACGAGAAAGAACTTACAAGTTACGACAAGGTTTTAATCTACCTGCGTGATTTAGTAATAGAAGAACCAAAAGCAAAAAAATAACTAAAAATTAAAGATTCGTGGGAGAACTATCAAATATTAGAATCGGGCGTATAACATCAAGCGATATTGTCGCCCTTACAAAAAAAGGCACAGGGAAAGAAGAATTTGGAAAGCCTTTTTATACCTACATTGAAGAATGTAGAATGGAACGTTTCTTTAAACAGCGTTTAGAAAACAGCGTTGAAGTGCTGGCGATGGCTTGGGGAAAACTTTGCGAGAAAATTGTGCATAACGGTTTGGGTTTTAAATATAAATTTCAAAGTAACATAACATACGAACATCTAAATTATCCTGAATGGTGCGGAACGCCTGACGGAACTATCCCAGTTGAAAAAACTATTGATACAATAACGGATATTAAATGTCCGCTAACGAGAAAGGCGTTTTTTAACTTAATCATAGATTTATACGACTTTGACGGAATTAACGTTGTAAAGCGTAAAAATATAGACGGGAACGAAATAATCAAAAAGATTAGAGCTCGTTCAACCGAAGGGGAAAAGTATTATTGGCAGTTAGTATCAAACGCCTGCATACTTAAAGCAAATTTTGCCGAGTTGATTGTGTTTATGCCTTACTTTGAGGAACTTGAAAAAATCCGTGAATACAACGCATCGCTGGAAGAACCATTTTGGTTGGTAGGCAGGGCAAAAGATGAGGAACTACCTTTTATCTACAAAGAATCAGGAATTCAT